GATAGTGTTAATGCGGGAATAAGTAAATTGCGGGAATATGAAGTGTATTACACGAGGCGGTCAAAAAACATTAAAAAGGAAGTAGATAACTACCAATGGATGATGGTTGGGGGAAAACAAATAAATAAACCCATTGATGACTTTAATCACGCATTAGATAGTATTCGGTATGCCGTTTATACTAAGTATTCAAAGAAAAAACTTATTATTTTTTAGACATGGGATTATTAGATTTTTTTACAAGCAAAAAAGCTATTGCTGCGATTCAGAATCTCAAACAATGGCAAATGTATAATGCGGGAGAAACGTATTCTCTTTACAACACAGATTATCGTGATGCAATCAATAATGGATTTGAGAAGAACGTAGATGTTTATGCAATTGTAGATGATATATCTGCAAGAGCAGTTGAAGTTCCTTTAGAATTGTATCAAGCCAATAAGATGCAAATAAAGTCTGTTAATAAGTATAAAGCTTTATTGACAAGACCTACCGATAGAAGTATTATGGAGGCTAATTCAATTCGTTCTAAAGCAATGAAAGAGTTAGAAGAACATCCAATTTTAGCTTTACTTAAAAGACCTAATGGGTACCAGACTTCAAAGCAGTTTTTTCAAGCATTATTCTCTTGGGATTTATTAACAAAAGATGTTGGTATTTGGGCAGAAGAAGATCCAATTAAACCGGGTAAGATAGCAAGACTTCATGTTATTGCACCTTTTGATTATACAATCGTTACAGATGGATTTAGAAGAATTGTTAAGTATAAAATACATTCAATTAATCAAGAAATTGATCCAGCTTACTTTTTATCGTTTAGATCATTTAATCCAAACTTTAATAATCAAACTACAATACATCGTGGATTCTCACCTTTAAGTGCAGGTGCAAGAGTTTTACAAAAAGCTAATAGTGGTGAAGAAGTAGCAATTGAAAACTTTGAAACAAGGGGTGCAGTTGGATTTATTTATAAAGATGATAACAACACAGAAGATATTGATCCACAAGGCCAAAAAGATTTAGAAGATAAAGTTCATGATAAAATATATAACTCAAGCGCTAAAGGTAGAGTTGTATTCTCTAACACCAAAGTTGGATTTACTAAATTATCTACTACTAACATTGATTTAGATTTAAGAGCAATGAGTAAGTTATCTACCGAGCAATTATGTAGATTATGGCATTACCCTTATGTTCTTTTAAATGCCGATAATTTGACTGAAAGTAACTTGGCTCAATTTATCCGTAGAATGATTATCAATTGCGTTGTTCCGATGCAATCAAGAGTGTGTGAAGGTTTATTAGAGTGGTTGGCTCCAAGTATGGGATTAAATCCTTCTCAGTATGTTTTAAGATTTGATGTGGATGCTTATCCAGAGATGAAACAAAACTTCTTGGATGCAGCAAGTATATTAGAAAAATTAGATGGTGTTCTTACCCAAGATGAGAAAAGGGTATTTATGGACTTTGAGCCAACTAATGACCCAATCATGCAACAGGTTTATATTCGTTCTAATCAAGTGCCATTAGGTAGCCTAAACATTGATCCTACCGAAATTGGTTCAATGGTAACCGAAGAAGATTAATGGAAACTTGGGTCATCATATTAAACTCGGTTGCAATCACAAGTTCTTTTTGGTTTGGATTCTTTCTTGTTTATGATGCTAAATTAAAAAATAATGAACGCAAAAAAGTTGAAAAACTTTTTAAAGACAAACGATGGTAAACGAAGAAATGTATAGGGTAGCATGGCAAAGGAGGCATAATATTAATGAACGTGCTTTATTTGCTTATATACGCACTAAGTTGGCGGTAGAAACAAAGACTTACCTTAATTCGTTAGAAGGAAGAAATCCTCAAACATTTCATATAACTAATCACTTTAATGAAAGATGGTTATTGGAGATAATGCGTGATGCTTATACTAAGTTTGGTTTAAAGCAAGGTAAATTCTTAGATGAATACCAAAAGAAGGAAGAAGGTGATAATTTTGAGGAGAACTGGTTATTATTGCTTTTATTATTGTTTAGGGATATATCTTACTTCTATATTGTTTTAGGTATTATAAATACGATTAAGCAAGACATTAAAAGATTTGTTGAAGACCAAGTTGAACGTGGTGTACCAAAAGCTGCGATTATTACTTTGCTTGGATTATACTTATCTACAAGAAATATTATTAGAAGTCAAACCATTGCAAGAACTGAGATTACCAAGATAATGAATTTGGCATCTCAAAGTTGGGCCGAGTCACAAAAGAAAGTTTTGACTAAAAAATGGATTGTTATTTTAGATGGGAAGGAAAGACCTTCGCATAATGCAATGGCGAGTTACCCAACAATACCTTTAAATGAAAAGTTCAATGTTGGGGGCAATTTAATGAGTGGGCCCGGTGATAATTCCGCACCACCAAGTGAGTTGGTTAATTGCCGTTGTGGACTTATGTTTTTATAAATAATTTGGTAATTATGAATTTTTATTATATTTGCAATCAATAGTAGAAAATATGAGAGATTATAAAATAAAGTCAGAAGGGGAGATTACTAACGTAGATGTAACTAAACGTATTGTTTCGGGTTACGCATCTAAGTTTGGTAATATTGATCTTCATAATGACATGATGATGCCCGGTGCATTCACAAAGACTATTAAAGAACGTGGGCCACAAGCAAAAAATGAAATTTGGTTTTTACATAACCATGATTCAAGCTTGCCATTAGGAAAGCCAAGTGTTTTAAAAGAAGACAACTATGGTTTATATTTTGAGGCATCTATTGTAGATACTCAAATAGGTACTGATAATTTAAAACTTTATGAGGCAGGTTTAATTAATCAACACTCAATAGGGTTTTCAACTATAAAGGAAAGTAAGGTTGAAGGTAAGAGTGCAAAAGATTCTTACTATCAAATTCAAGAAGTTAAATTGTACGAATTTTCTTCGGTTCTTTGGGGTGCTAACCCAGACACTCCATTTATGGGAATGAAAGCTTTAGATGCCAAAGGATTGCAAGAAAGATTCGATAAACTTTACAAGCAATTGAAAAGTGGAAATTTAATGGATGAAACTTATGAATTGTTAGAAATAGAGTATAACTTTATCAAGTCGGAATTATTTAAACTAATCAATGAGAGAGAGAAGTCGGAAGAACCCACTCCACCCATTATTGATCCAGTAGAAGAAGAACGCAAGAAAAGTGTAGAGTTTTTGTTAATTTTAAAGGAAAATTTAAATAAATAATAGTTAATATGGAAGATATTAAAAAACTTGTTGAGGAAGTAAAAAGTGACCTTAACGAAATGATTCAAAAAGGTGTTGGTCGTGAAATGGAAGGCTTAGGTCTTGCTGATTTAATCGAGAACACTAAAAATGCTGGTGAGAAATTAGCTTCTTTAGAAGATAAGTTAGGTAACGTAGAGAAATCTTTATCTGATGCTATCTTAGATTCTAAGACTAAATCTGTTGAGCAACCAGAGAACTTTATAGCTAAGTCTTTCGAGGCTAATGCTGATAAATTTAAGGCTTTGTCTTCTCGTAGAGATGCAGCTTTTGGAATGAATTTTAAGGCGGTAGCTGATATGAACCTTACTGCTAACATTGGTTCGGGTTGGGCAGCTTCTATTGCTGGTTTATCTAACACTATCATTACTGATCCAACTCGTGCTATTCACTTGCGTGATTTGATGCGTACTTCTACAATTGAGCAAAATGGTGTGTTCAAATTTGCTAAGAAGACAAGTGGTGAAGGTGCTCCAGCTATTCAAACTGAAGGTGCTTCTAAAGCACAAGTTGATTACGATTTCACAATCTCTGAAGTAACTCCTAAGACTATTGCTGCTTACGCAAAGATTTCTAAGCAAATGTTACAGAGATTGACTTGGTTACAATCTTTCGTTTCTACTCAAATGTTAAATGATTTGTTAGACATCGAAGATACTAACTTGTATGATTATGCTGGAACTTCTGCTTTCGCAGGTCTTTATGAGTCAGCATCTACTTACACTCCATCTGGAACGGTAATTACTGCTTCTAATCGTTGGGATAAATTAGCTAACTCAATTGCACAATTGAAAGCTGCGAGATTCTCTCCTTCGGTTATCTTGGTTAATCCAATTGATGAAATGGAATTGATGATTAACAAGGAGTCAAGTGCTGGTTATTCTCATCCTGCTTTATTGTTAGGACAAAGAATGTCAATCGCTGGTGTGCCAATCGTTTCAACTGATATTGTTACTGCTGGAACATTCTTAACTGCCGATTTAAACAAGGCTGCTG